GTACTGGATGGTGTTGGTGTCCTGATATTCGTCCACCAGAATATACCGGAAGAAACGGTGATACTGCGCCAGCACATCGGGGTGCCTGCGCAGGATTTCCGTCATGTGCAGCATGAGGTCGCCAAAGTCGCAGGCGTTTATCTGCCGCAGGCGCTGCTGGTAATCGGTATAGATTTCGGCGCACCGGCCATTGGCGAAATCCGTATCCTCCGCCGCCGTGATGGCGTCGGGCACCAGCCCGCGGTCCTTCCATCGCTGGATCACGCCCATTATGGCCTGTGGCGGCCAGCGCTTGGTATCGATACGGTAGGGTTCGAGAATCTGTTTGAGCAGACGCAGCTGGTCATCGGTATCAAGGATGGTGAAGCTGCTGGTCAGCCCGACATATTCCGCATGGCGGCGCAGCATGCGCGCGCACAGGGCATGGAACGTGCCCAGCCACAGCCCTTCCGCCGGTTCACCTAGCAGGGCGCTGACGCGTTCGCGCATTTCGCGCGCGGCCTTGTTGGTGAAGGTTACGGCAAGGATCTGGTTGGGGCGCGCCCGGCCCGACAGCAGGATATGCGCGAACCGCGTTGTCAGCACCCGCGTCTTGCCCGTGCCCGCGCCGGCAAGGACCAGAAGCGGACCATCGGTGGTCTCGATCGCGGCCCGCTGTTCGGGATTGAGGCGGTTCAGGTAATCCGGCGCGCGGCCGGTTGGGATAAGGCTGTCCATCACGGTATCTTCTATAGCAACCCCGGCGCGGGGGAACCAATGCTATCAGTCGTGGCCAGGGGGAAATGCGGTGGGAAGCAGGGACGGCATGAAAACGGGTACGGGACCGGGCGGCCACAGGGCGCGCATGCGCAGGCGCATCCGCACGGCGGGCGCGCATTCGCTGGCGGATTATGAACTGCTGGAAGTACTTCTGTTCGCGGCAGTGCCCCGGCGCGATACCAAGCCGAAGGCCAAGGCGCTGCTGGCCAGATTTGGCAGTCTGGAGGCTGTGCTGGATGCTACGCCCGCCGCATTGCGCGCGGCGGGGCTGGGGCCGCGTGGGGTGGCGGTGCTGGGGTGTCCCGCGCGCGTCGCGTGGCGTCTGGCCCATCCCGACCTGCGTGCGCAGGTAATGTTCACGGATATGGCGGCGGTGCTGGAATACTGTGACCGGCTGCCGGTGCATGACGCGGACGGATGGCGGGTGTTCTACCTGGATTCCGTGCGGCATGTGCTGGCCGATGAGGTGACGGCCACCGGCCAGCCTGCCGACATGTGCCGTGCAGTGCTGGCGCGGGCGCTGGAACTGCATGCCGTCTCCCTCGTCGCGGTCAGGGACATGGGCCGGCAGACCCCGCCGAAAGGCGGCAGTCCCGCGGAGCTGCGTTTCGGCCGCATGCTGCATACCCATGCCCGCCTGCTGGGCCTGACCCTGCATGACTGCGTGGTACGCGGCGGTGGGACCAGCACCAGCCTGCGGGCCATGATCGTGGCCTAGAGCAATTTCACTGAACTCCGGCTCAGTGAAATTGCTCTAACTCATTGTTTATCGAGCATATTCACCAGTTCGAATGTGTCCATTCAAACCGGATCTGCTCTAGGTCGCCACGGGCCAGCGCAGTCCGGCCGCACTGGCCGCCGCTTTTACATCCCGCGCGCCTGCCGTGCGGGCGTCGAACGGGGCGGGATCGCCCGCACGTGGCGCGGGGCCGGATGCGGTGGTGCCGGTGGCCGCGCCGGACGCGGGCTGGGGCGTGGTGAACAGGTAGGCACGGCTTTCACGCGCGGCCTGCATGATCGTGTCCAGTCCCTGCGGCGCGCCATCTTCGGACAGGGTGACGGCGGACAGGTCCACCAGACGCACCACGTCAGCAGGCTCCACCGCGCCCATGCGGGCGGCCATGGCGCGGGCTTCGGCGCGGATCACGGCACGGCTGGCGCGGGTGCGGGCCGCTGTGGCCTGTTCGGTGGCGCGGGCGAGGTCGGCCTCCAGCGTGGCGCGGGCCTGCACGGCGTCGTCACGTTCGGCGCGCAGGGCGACCAGTTCGCGGCGCATCGTGTCCATGTCGGGGGTTTCGGGAACGCTTGATCGGGTCATGTCATGCTTCCTTCAGAAAAAGGGAAAAATCAGGTCGGGCTTTCGGCCCCGATGCGCGCCCATTCCGCATGGGGGCCGGGCGTGCCCGCGCGGGCGGCCAGAATCACGCATGCCGTCTGCCGCGACAGGAAACCGCCGCGCACCGCCGTATCCAGCCCCTGCGCCAGTTGCGCCAGGTCGGCTTCCGTGCCGGCAAAATAGGGCGGCCACTGCAATGCCAGCCCATCGGCCTCCAGCCCCGCGTAATCGCGCCCGCCAATGCGCAGGCCGCCCGCAATGGCATGGGAAAACGCGCACACCATGCGGTACAGCGCCAGCAGCCCGTATTCGCCATATGACAGGCGCATCCGGTCCGCCAGCCACAGCAGGGGCTGGTACAGCAGTTCCATCGCGCGACCCGACGTGGGGGCGCCCAGCCGGTCGGCCTGCGCGCGGTTGCCGTGGATCTGCTCCATCACGCTGGCGCGCAGTTCGCGATAATGGTCACGCATCGCGCCTGCCGCATCACCATTGATTTCCAGCAGCTTGGCATCTCCATCCAGCGGCAGGGTCAGGGCGGATGCCGCGCCACCCGATGACGCGGGCGACCCGTCCGCATACGGGTCCGGCCCCGCGCGGATCACCAGCCTTGGGTCGGCGCTGTATTTCAGCCCCCGCCCGGACTGTGACAGCAGGTAATCGCATTCGATCACCGTATCGATGGCGGCAGCGAAGGTGCATGGCCCGTCCACCACGCCGGGGGCGGCCAGGTTGGCCATCCACACCCACGGCACGAACCCCAGCCCATGGTGCGTGCTGCGTGTGGGATCGACCTGCACCGGCAGGCCGGCATCGACACGCCGGGGCACATATACATGGCAGTCCGCGCGGTCCCATATGCGCAGCCACCAGAATATGGCTGCCGCATCATCGGGGCCAACCTGCCACCCCTGCTCCGCCAGCGTGGCGCCGGTGACCTTGTAGCATTCGCGCATGCATGCAAGCTCGCCCGTGCCATCCCGGTGCGGGGTCAGGTACAGCGTGTCATGCACCGCAAAGCGCAGGCGACGGTCCACCGCTTCCACCAGCACGGCCACCGACCCGACCGACCCGCGCGTTGCGGCATCAATCATAAGGGCGGGCAGCGCCGTGTCCGCCGCCACCTGCGCCAGCACGCCCGGCACGGCGGGGTCGGTTGCCACCGTGGTGGGCCAGTGCGACGCGCCGAACAGCAGCGATACGGCGTCATCCACCACGGCGCGGCACATGTTGGTGCGCACCGACGGCCTGCGCTGCGACAGGGGGATGTATTCCCCCGCCCCGTTATATTCGGTGCCGAACGGGTTGGGGATGGCGTCGTACTGCGTGCCGTCCAGCACGCGGGCCAGCGCGGCCAGCGCATGGGCGCGCGCGGGCAGGTCCGGGTCGCGGGGGTAGGTTTTCCTCAGTTCCTGCCAGTCCATGCTGTCTCTCCGGTATAATGGGCAAAGGGGTGTGGATTTGGTGGTGATGCGGCGGCAAAACCGCGATAGACAGGCCGCCGTGGGGCACATGACCGTGCGGAGAAGGAAAAAGAAAATGGATATCAGTCACCTGCTGCTGACCCCGGTGCGCCTGGCGGTGGAAATTGGCGTGGTCGGTGCGGCCATTGTGGTGGTTGCGGGTGCATGGCGCAGGCGGCATGGCCATCCGCCCGCGATCCCCCCCTGCCCGCCCGCGCAGCAGCCAGCCCCCACGCCCATGCCTGCGCCTGCGCCGGTGGCGGATGCGGGGTTTGACGTGCCGGTGTCCATGACCGATTACGGCTGGGCGGTGCGGCTGTACCAGCCTGCGGCCCTGCTGTCAGGGTGGGAGCGGCGCGTGCTGTCCACGCTGGTGGCGCAGGTGCCGCGTGGTTATTACGTCTGCCCGCAGGTGCGGCTGGCCGATTTCATCGTGCCGCGCGGACCGGATCGTGACGCCAACCGGCAGGCGTTTTTCAAGATCGCCTCCAAATCCATCGACTTCGTAGTGACGCATGTGCAAAGCGGCACCGTGGTGCTGGGTATCGAACTGGATGACGGCACCCACGGGCAGCCTGAACGCCAGTACCGCGACGGGCTGGTTGATGCCGCCTTCGCCCATACCGGCATTCCGCTGCTGCGCTTTTCACCCGGCGGGCGGGTGGATATCAGCGGGTATTTCCGCGCGGCCCCGGTATGACCCGGCCCGCCTGACGCCTGCGCCGTATCACCGTGATCGCGGGTGGGGAATTTACGCTAATGGGCGGTCTCAGCATCAGATCTGCTATCCGTCCCGTCTGCTGGAACCACAGGGGGAACTGGCGGCAGATGGCGATTTGATACATTACTTCCAGGCGGGGTCAAACAGGATGCTCCATACATGGAAGAAAAGGCCCGAAACGGGGCAACCATCCCTATCGCCCCAACGTAAACCGCGTCGGCACCCATCGCGCGGGGGCTGCGGGCGGCGTGGACAGCATGAGGTCACTCAGCGCCCAGACCAGCGCATCCGCCCGGTCGGGGGAATGCGGGCCGTGATAGCCACTGGCGGAAAACTGGCACAACTGCTCCTCCAGCGTGGCAAAGCTGCCGTGATGGGTCACGCGGCCCTGTTCATATAATGCCGCCACGGGTTCGGCGCGCGCGGCCTTGCCCCGGCTGGCCGTGACCATGCGCAGGGCGGCGTTGGGGTTGATGCCGCGCAACGTGGCTTCGACCAGCGCACCGCCAAAATTATGCTCGGCCACGATGCGTTCCGCCCCCCAGTCGGCCTGCGCCTGCAGCGCCGCGCGCGCCCACCCCGCCGGGCTGTCCCGCCGCGACAGGTCGGCCAGAACATGGCCGTTCCCGCCCGCATCCACGCCACACACGACAATGCCGATTTCGTCCGATCGCGTATCCTCCGGCCCCGAACAGCCCGACGGGTCCACCGCCACGACAATGCGGCGCATCGCCCCGGCCACGCTGGCGCGGGTTGCGGGGGTAACGGCGGCTGCACGGCGGAAATCCTCCATCCGCCACAACGCGCCATCCACCGCCTGCTGGTATTCCCCCAGCATAAAGCGCCTGCGCTCGCGTTCCGGCAATGCTTCCAGCTGCGCCATGTATTCCGGCGACAGGTTGGCGCGGTTGCCATCGGGGTTCAGGCGCATGGTGGCGTAGCGCGCGCGGTCCAGCGGCGCGCCGGATGTGGGGTCCACCCCGTCCTCGAACACGCGGTACAGCCAGTGCGCGGTGGTCGGTGGATTGGCGTCGATGTATTCCTTCAGCGCCAGCGGTGATTTCTGCGCCAGCCGCGTCAGCAGCATGTTGCGCGCGCCATAGGTGACCTGGCTGGCTTCATTCAGGTAAACGGTGGCGAATTCCAGCCCCAGTATCTTTTCCGTCCGGTCCTCATCATCCAGACCGCCAAACAGGATGACCGACCCGTTGGGCAGTTCCACCGTCCAGTCGGTGCGCGACAGCGCCCACGGCACGGTGGGAAAGCATTGGCGCATGACGGTGGGAAACGTATCGGCCAGCACGGTGGCCCGCAGCGCGTTCAGCCGGTGGCGGAATATGCCGTGCCGCGTGCCCGCCGCCTTCAGCGCCCGGATCGCCACCGCGCGCACCAGCACGAACGTCTTGCCCGACCGCGCGCCGCCGCGCAGCAGGATATGCGTGGCGGGACCGCCCAGCAGCCGGTTGGCCGCGCGCTGGTCCGCTGTCAGGCTGAAGGCGTGTTTCAAAAGGCGGCACCCGGAAACTTCTGTCTGCTGGAATGGATTTCACAGTTCCGCATCATCGGTCGTAATCGTAATGGCAATGGTATTTCCCCCTTCCCGTCGGTCAGCGGGCGGGCGCAGGCGGGTTGCGACCCACATCCGCGCCTCCATGCGCAGCTTTATGGCGGGCACGTCGTCACGGCCGGTGGCGCGGTCGGCTATGGTTATGATTTCCTCGGCCAGTGTGTCGGCCGCCGCTTCCCGCGCGGTGGCGTACAGGGTACGAAACCCCGCATTGTCACGCAGCCAGCGGAACACCGTGGCCCGGTGCGGCATGGCCGGATCGGCGCAGATCGCGCGCAGGCTGTGCCCATCGGCCAGTCGGGTGCAGATGTCTTCCGCAACCCTTCGGCTGTACGTCCCGCGCCGCGCGCCCGATGTGGCGGGTTCGGGCATGGTCATTCTTCCCTGTTCTCCGGCGGACATGAAAACGCCCGGGCTGCCGTGCGGGGCGGTCCGGGCGCGGATGTGTCATGATAGGGTTGTTATGCGGAAAAACCGTGCAGGCAGCAATCTGTTTCGCTGCGCCTGCTGGCCGTGCGCCTGTCATGGCGGAGGAAGCGGAATGTCGGCCCTGAGGAGGGGACGCTTATGAATTCAGGCGGAAACCTGCCATGTTATTAGAATTCATAGGAATTTAATTTCAGCATAATTAATTTGTGTCCCACATACTTTTTCCTGAAATATTCCTGTCTTTTATAGATGTTCGAGCATTTTTCATTCATTTCACTGGACAGTTCATTTCTTCTTTTCTGAGGAAGGCTGTCATCCCACTCCCCTGACAGGTACTGACAAATATCCGCATCATGGAAAAAGGCAGTAACGTCATATGGAAAATTTTCTTCGGTTCCTGCAATGACCGGCGAAACGTTCATGCAATACGATATGATAAAAACTGGTATGATAACGCCCGTCAGACAGACAGTTCTGTTTATGTTTTTGCCAGGACGTAATTTGAAGAACGACAGATTATTTTTCAGCATTCTGACTCTATGTGTTCATGCCATATCGGGGTTACGGGAATATATTTCCCCATGTCTGTTTCCGTGGAACCGACGCCATTCACGCAACATCACTGAACGTGTCCTGAGGTCAGCCTGAAATTCCTGCGCCGTTACGTGTCAGGCCATTGCCGCGGTAAAACGCGTCCAGAGCTTCTGGAGAAGCGAGCTGCACTTTTGGTAAACTGATATCCCTGAACATTCGCCTGTATCGTGCGCGATTGGCGCGGGTGGTTCCGATCAGGTGACGTATCATGGCCCATTTTACACTGTCCCTGCCGCCTTCCAGGGCGCCCTGCCTGTCTTTCCTGATCCAGCAGCGCCGGACATAACGATAGAGGCTGACAGTCGTGGGAACATCAAGAAGGATAAAACCGCTGGCGCGTTCCAGCCGTTGTGGAAGCAGACGGGAATAATTGCCCTCAATAACCCAGCGCGCCCCCAGTATCTCCGCGTCATGAAGCATCCTGAAGTCTTCAGGGTCTCTGACGACCCAGTCAGTGTGCGGAAGGTGGCTCAACCGGTCGAGGTGTACGGTTCTCAGCCCGCGCGCCCGTGATATTGCATCCGCAAGTGTGGATTTCCCGCTGTTGGACGGCCCCATAATGCAAATGCGGGGGCCAAGATCATCAAGCGTCATACGTGCCATTCCATGTCTGCCCTGGGGAAAGCAGCAGGCTCCCCGAAATGGCGACACCGGCCGGCCGCTATCCCATATCATCGTTGGCTGGCTTCCCTGCCAGCAGGCGTATTTATAGTCCTGCGCCCTGCCTGCCGGGTATTTCCTGTACAATATCAAATACAGCGTCCGTATATTCACGTTGACAGTACCGGAATCCCGTCAACGCAAACACCACCTCCACCGGAATATCGAAATAGAAATCCAGCATGCCGGGCGGGTAGCCACTTTCGGTTTCCTCGCGCTGCAGGGCGGCGATGGCGTCGTGCAACTGCGCAGGCGGCGTGCCGGTCACGGTCAGGTCGTGCGGGCCTGCGGCCTGTCCATGGTGGCTTACGGACCAGACCTGTGCGCCATCGTGATGGAAGCCTGCGGCACTTTCATACCGGCGTTCATCCACGGTGCAGGTTACAATGGTGGCCCCGGCGGAATACGCCGCCAGCCGCGCTTCATGCGCCCGCGCCGCAGCCGGGTCGTTGCACGACACCACTGTCCACCCGCCCGGCAGGCTGGAGATGGACATGGGCGCGGGACGTGCGTCGTCCTGTGGCATCCCGGTATCCGTCAGGCCCATGCGGGCGCACACGGCGGCGCGGTCAATGCCGTGGAACGCAAAGGTTGTCACCGCATACCCTGCCGGACGGGGCGGGCAGGTTTCGCGTATGTGGAACCGCAGGCGGATGGGCGGGAAGATGTCCTGCGTGCCCTCGGTCACCTGTGCGGGGGCGAAGGTGACGCCTGCCTCCCCCACGCGGTAGGGATAGACGATGTTTTCTGCCGTGCCGTCGCGGTGGGCGCACATGATGACGGCGGCCTGCACCGGCCCGTCGCCACCGGGCAGCAGCACGGTGCAGTTGGCGACCACAGCCGCCGCCCGCGCGCCCGTCCGCAATGCCGCGTCCTGCACCGCGTCCCGCGCGCGGTCCAGCTGTATGGCGCTGTCGGCCAGCCCGTCTGGCGCGGCCACCGTCCCGATCACGCCCAGATAGCGGCCCGGCGCCATGACCGCGCCAAACGGGGCGAACACGCCCTGCGCGGCCAGCAGCCGTTCCACCTCGGGCCGCAGGTGGGCGGCAAGACGGTCAAAATCCCGTCGTGGCGTGGCCAGCCAGTCCGGCAGGTCGGTTTCGGCCCAGCCCGCATACCCATCCATATCCCGCCTCTCCTTCCCGTGCCGGTTGCCGGTCATGATGGGTGGCGGGGGACTGGCATGTCAATCCGCCCCGCCCCCCGGCCTGAAACGGACCCGCGCCGGTGGCCTGTGCTGCCGCCTGCCGCTTTTTCGCGACACGCATCAAACATGTCGTTGAAAGACACGTTCACGAACGAATCCGCATGATCCGGTCATGGGGTACAGCCGCCGTTTCGTGCCGGATTCAGTAAAGACCCGGTCTGCGGCAATGATGGTCCGGATGATTTCCGTCAGCGGGTTCCGGCCGCAAAGCGCGTCCGGCCTGGGGGCCGGTTGACGGTGAACAGGCGCTGACGAAAATCCCGGGCCTGTTACTGTTCGGATCATGCCCCTGTACCGGGCCCCTGTACCGGGCGCCACGACGGGCGGGATCAGGCGGCGTGGGTGTGTCCGTCCGGCCCGTGCGTGTGGTCCGGGTCGTGGGAATGGCCGTCCCCGTCATGGTCGTGGCGGTGGTGCAGGTCGGGATAATGCGGGTGGCTGTGCACCAGCCGGGCGTGCACGTGGTGGTGGGTGTGGGGTTCGCCCGCCGGGTCATCGGGGCCGTGTTCGTGCTGGTGATGTTCGTCATGCACGTGGCGGTGGGTGTGGGCCATGACCGTGTGTTCGTGTTCGTGGTCATGGCGTTCGCTCAGGTGCAGCCACAGCCCGACGGCCATGAACATGCCCGCGACAGCCAGCCGCCCCAGGTCATGCGCATGGAACAGCATGACCGACACCACCGCCCCGATAAAGGGGGCCAGCGCGAAATATGCCCCCGTGCGCGCCGCGCCCAGGTGGCGCAGCCCCAGCATGAACGCCACAAGGCTGACCCCGTAGCCAAGGAATCCGACACCCCCCGCCGCCGCCACCACGGCGGCATCCGGCATGTGGGCGCGCTGCAGCACAAGGGCCGCGCACAGGTTGACGCTGCCCGCCACCACGCCCTTCAGCATGGCGATGCGTACCGGGTCGGCCCCCGACAGCCTGCCGCTGAGGTTGTTGTCAATGCCCCAGCACACGCACGCCGCGATGATGTACAGCGCCCCCGGCGCAACCGCCGCATGCCCCTGCCATGACAGCACGCCCGCCCCCAGCACGATGCACGCGGCGCCCACAAGCAGCCTGCGATCCACGTTTTCGCGAAACACCACCCATGCGATCATCAGGGTGGCGATGCTTTCCATATTCAGCAGCAGCGACGCGCTGGCCGCGTCACTGCGCGCAAGGCCGGCCATAAGCAGCAGCGGCCCCGCCACCCCGCCCGTGGCGATCACCCCCAGCAGGCACGGCAGGTCGGCGCGCGTCAGCGGTGCCTCGTCATGGCTGGGCAGCCGCAATGCCGCGCGCGCCCCCAGCACCACCGCCAGCCCAAGGCCGGAACCAAGATACAGCAGCCCCGCCGCCATCTGGGCCGACATATCCCCCAGCAGCAGCTTGGCGAAGGGCGTGCTGGCCCCGAACAGCACGGCAGACAGCAGGGCAAGGAGAAGACCGGTTCTGTTCATCCCCTTCCCTTACCACATCACCGGCATGTATCACGACCCCTGGCAGACGGCCCCGGACAGGTGCCGCGTTCTGCCAGTCACGGGCGGCGGCCTGCGGGGCGTGGGGAAGGAAGCCCAATCGGAAACGCCTGTCCGGGTCATGTCAGGTCCGTCCCCTCACCACTGGTCATGCAGGGTGTCCAGCGCCATGTGCAGCGTGCGGATGCGCGTGCCGGGGGCTTCGTCCATGCCGCATACGTCGCACACCACCCGCGCACGCGCGGGGGTCAGCAGCGACAGGGCGCGGTCCATGGCGCGGCGGGCGTGGACGCTGGTTTCCGTGTCCTCCATCGTGCCGCCGCCCGTGCCGGTATGCGGGGTATAGCGCTGCACCAGCCGCCCGCCCCGCGTGGCGCGCCGCCATATGGCCCGGAACCGCAGGCCCGCCGCGTGCTGGTCCGCCGTCAGGGCGGCATTGGCGCGGTAAAACAGCCGGTCCAGCATGCAGGTGTCGCGCGTCAGGCGCACGGCCTGCGGCCGGGTGCGCGGGGCCAGTTCCATGCAGGTGGTTTCCACAGTGCGCGCGCGGGCGGCGGGACCGTCGGCCCCCATGTCGGGTTTCAGCCCCATGGCGATGTCACGCGCGGCAAGGCGCGCCCGGCGGTCGGCACGCAGCAGGGCGGCCACGCGGCGATGTTCCCCATCGGGGGTGGTGCGGGGGGCGTCCGGGGTACGGGGCTGCGGTACGGACATGGCGTTTCCTGTGCAGTTAGTATGACATTTTCATACTAACCGGCACACATGCAGGCAGCACGCCCGCGCGTGCCCCTGCGCCACCGGGCATGGGGCACGCCGGGGATGGCCTGCGGGCCACGGCAGCCCTGTTGCCGCGTGCTGGCGTGCCCGTGTTCCCACCGTACCCCATGACATATGAAATAGTACAGGAAGGGGGAGTATATAGGGGGCCGTAAGGGTTTGGGGGTTTATGGGGTACGATGGGAACACACACGCCGTCATGCGCATGGGCCGCCTGTCGGGGTGATCAGACATACAGCGTTCCGGACGTCGCCTTTTTCAGCACAGGCAGCATCTGCCGGGGCCTTCCGGGGCCTTATCGTGAATTGATGACCGTGGCGACAGGACAGGCCGTGGCTGTAAATGGCCTGTCCTGTCGCTTCGCATGGCGATGCGGTGGCGTGCTTTGACAGGGGGCCATCGAACGGACGCCTGCCGCGATGGCGAATGGCCGCCACGCCGTGCATGGACGACCGTTCATGCCCCACCCCGGACATGCGGCGTCTCCCCTGCCCCCATGCGGACTACGGCGCGATCCATACCCATTGCGGATCCCCGCCAAGGCGCTGCCTGCGCCGGGTCCAGCCAAGACTGCGCAGCAGGGTGGCCACGCGGTTCTGCGCCGCGCGGTCCTGCCGGTCGCGCGGCAGGCCAAGGGCAAGGTGCAGCACATCGGCCATGCGCACATGTGGCGCCGCCCGCATGCGCAGCCACATGGTTACGGGCGTGCGCCACGGGTCGTCATGCATGCGGTCGTCCTGCGCGCGGCGGGCCGCGGCGCTGAGGGCATCATCATCCAGCCACAGGGGGACGGGGGATGTGGCCTCCATATGGTCAGCTTCCGCCCATAGCTGCGCGCGCCACGTGGCCACCCACGCCACATCGGCATGCCGGCACGCAACGGGCCAGTACCGGCGGTTGCCGGTGGGGTCGGTCAGGTACTCGGCTTCGTTGGTGGTTCCGGCGAAAACGCACTGTCGCGGGCGGCTGACCTCGAACGCGCCATAGGTGGGGCGGTACCGGTCATGCTGGCGGCTGAAAAACGCCTTGGCGTCGCGCTGGGTGCTGCGGCCCAGCGCCTGCAGCTCCGCCATTTCCACGCCCCATACACCCAGCAGCCCCTGCGCCGCATCCTTCTCCCCCAGGTCGCGCGGAAGGTCGTCCTTGAACCACGCCGCCCCGAACAGGGTGGACAGCAGGCGGCTCTTGCCCATGCCCTGACGCCCCTCCAGCACGGGCACGTAATCGAACTTGCATCCCGGCTGGCGCACCCGGCGCACGGCGGCGCACAAAAAGCGCGTGCCCACGGCGGCATGGTAGGCGTCGGGCGTGCAGCCCAGCGCGAAATGCAGCCATGTGTCCAGCCGGGGCACGCCGTCCCACCGCAACCCGTCCAGCCATTCGCGCACGGGGTGCGTGCGGCACATCCCCGCGACGGCGCGGCAGGCCTGATCGGCCACCATGCGGCCAACCGGCAGGTCATAGGCCCGCTGCAGGTAGGCCTGCACCAGTCCCACATCCACGTCCTCCATGCCACGGGGATAGGGTCCGGGCAGGTCCGGCGCGCTGTCATAGGGCGGCGGCGGGGCGCGGGTGATGATATGGCGGCAGCTGAATTCGTCCCACGCCACCATCCCGCGCAGCCGCGCGTCATGCCCCAGCAGCACAAGGCAGTTGCTGAGCGACGGCACCACCCGTCCCCCAGCCCCACGGACCAGCAGGTCCATCCATGCGGTGGCGATGGGGGCGTCAGGGTGATCTTGCATGCGCAGCGGGCCTTCTGGTCTGGGGCGGGCGGCGGCTGGACCGGCGGCCCGCACCATGCAGTACCCGCCCCGAACGCCCGCCGCTGCCCGCGTGGGTGGCGGGCAGGATAATGCGCAGGGATGCAGGTGGCGTGTGCAATCATGCTGCCCGCAGGGGGACACGGCCGGAGGCGGCAGGCAGGTACCCGTACGCAGACCACGCACGGCGGCCGCTCACATGCCGGAGCGCCACGGGCCATTACCCGACCCGAGATGGACCGGTGACAGGGGGCGGAACGGGAGGCGACGTCTCCCCGATGTCCTGCCGCATCGGGACGGAACCGGCCACGGCGTGCGGAGGGTCACATGCTGGCCCCGCACTACGGCAGCCATTCCCGGAGGGGGACCGGACAGCGACAGGTGCAACGCAGCATGCGGCCTGGACGGATCATGCCTTCGCGCTGTTCTGCTGCGACGAAAAAAAATCGGCCACACCATATGGGTGGTTGATCATGTGCCGGGCCTCCCCCCGACATTGTCCAGCAACATCGGACGGAACCGGCCACCGGATACGGGGTGGCTGCATGCCGGACACCACACGGGACCGGGTGGCGGCCATTCCCCCATGATGGGCCGGGCCGTGGAGCGTAACGGGGCGTATGTCCGGCACACCACGCGCCGCACCGCCTGCCGCGCAGAAGGCGGGACAGGCGGTACCGTGCGATGATCCACCCCGCACGCAGCATGGCCGTATGCAACCCGTGCAGGCATCCGGTGCACAGGCCCGGTCAGTCATCCGCGCAGATGCAGGACGGGTGACTGACGGAGCGCGCTACCCTGCGCTTCCTTCCGGGACCGGGCAGGGCAAATGGTATTGCCGGTCATCCTGCGCCAGCGAGAGGATCCGGTCATTCAGCGCATCGACTTCCGCCAGCAGGGCGTAAATCACATCAACTGCAAATTTGTTGTTCTTGGTACACACATCGATCGCCAGCCGGATGGCGGACGGATCAAGGCATTCGCCCCTGTTCAAATGGAAAGGCGTATGTCCGTTCGGGAATACTTGCTGCAGGACCATTTTCGGGCTCCGTTACCAGATCATTAACTTTCCATACCCACACACGATTTTCAGGAAATATGAAAGAAATTACAAGTAAAAAAATCTCGTATATTGATGTTGAATGGAGCTATACGAAACGGATATGTTGGTAACCATTCGTAAATATTCATTTTATATGCAGTTTATAAGACGGACCATATTCCTTCCATTCTTCCCGTAACCACACTCATGCGTGGTGTCGGACGCAAAACGGGCCAATCTGTTGCCCGGATAACACAGCATGCGGGCGGACTGGCTGGACCCGGCGCCTGTCAGCCCCCTGCCCGCCGCGTGGCGATCGTGACCCCTGCCATGTCAAACCCGGCTGATCCGCAATTCTGTCTGATCAGCACTGCTAAAGGGGTATTTGCGCTTGTCACCCCTGATGCGGCCCTGTTACGTATTACGACACGTAATACGGAGCTGGGTCCATGGAAACGGTCGTCGTTCGCAAACAGGGCAATTCTGTCGGTGTTACCCTTCCGGCGGAAACACGTATCCGCCTTGGTCTGGAAGTCGGGCAGGAACTTACGCTGGTCGAACTGGCCGACGGCATCAAGCTGGTGAAGCGCAATCTCAGGCTTGAACGTCAGATGCAGATGGCGCGCGAGACACTGCGTGAGCAGGCTGATGTTCTGCAGGAACTGGCCAGGAGCTGATGCCGGATCTGCCCGAGTTTCTGGAACCTGACGCGGTGGTGTTCATGCACGATCAGGCCCTGAAAGAATACGGCGGAACCCACGGGATCAAAAGCGAGGACCTGCTGCGCAGCGCGCTGGCACGCGCCGAAAACCGCTGGCACTATGCTGAAGTGCCGCCGCCGGACACCGCGACCCTGGCGGCTGCCTACGCTTATGTCATTGCCCGCAATCATCCCTTCAATGACGCCAACAAACGGACAGGCTGGAGCTGCTGCGTCCTTTTCCTTCGGCTGAATGGAATTTGTGTGCAGGTCAGCGCCCCGGAAGCTGTCGACGCCATGATGGCCCTTGCGTCCGGCGCAATGGAAGGCGAGGCGTTCGCGGCGTGGCTTCGGCAGCATTTTCAACCCCAGTAA